TTGTATATTTGCATTAATGTCTAAACTAACTCTATATAACTCATTAAAAACCGATTTAGAAGCTATTAGTGGCATTAAAAAAGTATTCCTATGGAATAACCAATTAGAGCGAGAAAGTGAAGAAAATCCGTTTTTATACCCATCTATTGGTATTGAGTTTTTACCTTCTACTTATAGAGATAAAGGTAAGTTGGCAAGTTCGCAAGAATATGATTTAACGGTACGTTTACACATCTTATTTGAATCTTATTTAGATGAAGATACAAGTATTTTAACTTTAACCGATAGTGTTTGGCAAACAGTACATACTGCAAGATATGGTACATTCGGTAAATTACTTAGACGTAATGAAGAACAGAATTTCGACCATCCTAATGTGCAAGACTACATACAAGATTATGAAACTTTAGGAAATGATAATTTAACAACAGATACTACTACTGGAACTTTAACACCAGTAATTAATGCAACAATTAACACACCAGACGAATTATAATGGCAAGGTCAGTAGCAACAATATTAGCTTTAATGGATGCAGAACAAGCTGCACAAACTGGATTAAGTGGTTTAAACAGCCCTTCTAATTCAGCTATTTATAAATTATGGAAGTATATTGTAGCGGTACAAATGTACTTACAAGAAACACTTTGGGATATTTATAAAAAAGATATTGAAACACAAGTCAGTTTGGCAACTGCTGGTACTCCAACATGGTTAAAAGATAAAATTTTAAATTATTTTCAATATTCAAGTGTAACACCTCAAACATTAGAATTAATTAACGGTGTTCCTGCTTATGCTACAATAGATGCTAATTTAAGAATTATAACTAGGGTAGCAATTAGTAATTATGGTTTAAATACTTGTTTAGTTAAGGTTGCTAAATCCGATCCACCAGAAATATTATTAACTGCCGAATTAAATGCTTTAGATAGTTTTTTAAATAACGGTGGAGATGGTACAATAGCTGGTAGTGCAGTTGGTTTAGGTTTTGCTGGCATTAATTATAATGTTAGTTCTTATGATCCAGATAAACTATATTTAGTAGCTGAAGTGTTTTACAATGGTCAATATTCTAGCACTATACAAGATAGTGTTGAAACTGCAATAAATAACTATTTAGCATCTTTACCATTTGATTCTAAAGTTAAAATAGTAGCTTTAACAGATGCAATACAAGCTGTTGATGGTGTTAGTGATGTTGTTATAACAGATTTAGCTATGCGACCAGATACTACTGTATTTGCTAGTAAAACATATTTAGTTCAAACTAAAACTACTTTATTATCTAGTTATCCAACTTATGCTGGGTATATTGTAGAAGAAGATACTGTTGGTGAAACATTTGCGGATAAAATAACTTATACAGCACAATAATGGCATTATACGATTATGATAATGAAATAGTAGCGGAACAATTAACACCTCCAGCGTTAAGAGAATCTAAATTCTTATCGTGGCTTTATGTTATAACTAAACCTATTCAAAATTTATGGTCTTTAATATTTGAAGATTATAAAATTGGTAGTTCGTACCCAGAGTTTGATATTTTAGTTACTTATAACTTTGGAGATAGGGTATTTTATACAGATAAGGCAATTTATGAATGTACGGCTTTAAATCCAGATGGAACTGCTGGAGGTGTTTTAGGTATAGCTCCAGTATCAACTTATGCTTATGCTTACTGGACAAAGGTTAATAACGATTTTATAGGAGTTGATGAACGTATAAAATATAATTCTCAATTAATTGTATTAGAATATGCTTTAAATAAATGGTTTTTAAATCTAAGTGCAACCGACCAAATATATGTAAACACAAACGCCATTTCATCTAATATATTTTTGATGGGAGAAACTGGTACTTATTCTAGCACTATGGCTAATAGCAGTCCTTTTTCATTATATTTTATGCCAGAAGATGCAACTTTTCCGACACAATATAATTTTACTATAAACGTACCAGCAGCATTATTTACTACATTAGGCACTAATTCAACAAATAGAGAAAATACTGTACGAGCATTTGCAGATAAGTACGTGCTATCAGGAATAACTTATAACGTAACAACATACTAAAATGAAAAATATTAACACATCATTTGTATCAGATCCATCTATACAACAGCCATTAACTACTAAATCTTTAGACTTTTTACAAAGTGCAAGTAAACAAGTAATTGCAGTTATTTGTAGAAACATTATAAAAAATCATGGATTGACTTATTCAGCATCTGTACCTTATCAATTAAGTGGGCCTATGGTTAGTCCGCTTGTTCCGTTCACTGGTGATGGCACAATATTTTTTAATGATGAGATTTATATTTTACAAGAAAATACAGCGAGTGCAACATACGCTACTATTGACACTACACCAGACTCAACAGCAGATCCTTTATTATTTAGTGATTTAATTAATAGAGATGTTCATGATAATAGATATTTGACGTTTACAAATACTTTAGCTGGTTCTTTATTTGCTGTTGCTGATATTGTGGATGTTTCTGTTCCTGTTGCTTTATTCAAACCATTAATAGCTTATGCGACGAGTGTTGCAGGCGTAACGGCTAGTTCTACATTAACAGTTAAATTTAATAACGAGGAAGCAGATGCAAATAATATAAATAATACAAGTACTGGAGCAATCACTCCTGCTGTGTTAGGAAATTATTTAATGTCGGTTAACCTAAGCGGAAACCTTGCCGCTGCTGGCTCTGCTTCTGAAACTGTAACAGTATCTATTTACAAGAATGGAGTATCGCATAAATTAGTTGGGCAGTTTAGAGCTGATACAGATAGAACGCTTTTCTTCACTGGCTCATTCGGTATAGTTGTAGGAAATATAGCTGACGTATTTACTGTAGTTATTGACAATGCTTGCACTACACAAACATTCTCAACTACATCCGCTTATGTTGCTTTTAATGTGATTTGATAACCGTTTGAATACGTTGTTATCACTTGATGAACCCTTACTTAGTGAGGGTTTTTCATTTTAATTTAATTCTATCTATTAAAAACTTCTTTAATTCTGTAAATTCTTTATACTTCATTTCTGGCACTTCATCCAGTATAGAATAGTGAATGTCTAGTATATTTTTTACTAGTTCACCTTCTCCAATATCCCTTTTTAATTGGTCTACCATAAAGATATTCTTTTTTTTACCGCTAATGTAACAAGTTAATCTAACGCCAAACGCTAAAAACTTTCTTCTTACATCTTCACTATTGTTTTTTCTACCCATTAATATTATAGTAACAATACGTTATTTGTCGTAAATATAGTAATTATTTTTGTATAATGGATTTTAAGTACATAAAAAATATTAGTGAAGATGAAGCAACTATTTTACTTTATAGTCAAATAGGGGATTCAGTTGATGCTAGTGGAAATTATGTATATGGTATTTCAGGCAGTTCTTTTGCATACGAAATGCAGTATTTACAAGATAAATGTAGTAAAATTAAGGTAAGAATTAACTCTATTGGTGGTTCTGTATTAGATGGCTATTCTATTGTATCTGCTATCCTTAATTCAAAAGTCCCTTGTGACACCTATATTGATGGTTTAGCTGCTAGTATTAGTGGTGTAATTGCAATGGCTGGTAAAAAATGCTACATGGCAGACTTTGGTACTTTAATGTTACATAATCCTAGTGGGGGTAATGATACTGCCGTTTTAGATTTAGTTAAAGATACTTTAGTTACAATTTTAAGCAATAGAACTAAACAAACTCCAGAAGAAATATCTAAAATGATGGATAAAGAAACTTGGTTAGGTGCTGCCGAAGCATTAAACATGGGGTTAGTTGATGAAGTTGTTGCAAGTACAAAAAAATACAAAATTAGTAAATCAGAAAGCCTTAGCAATATGGCTATAATTTATAATAAAATCATAAATAAACCAAACATGGAAAAAATACAAAATGTATTGAAACTATCCAATGAAGCAAGCGAAGAAACTATTGTTTCAGCTATTGAAGAAAAGGATATTAAAAATGCTGAGTTACAAGCAGAAGTTGATAGATTAAAAGCTATTGTTGATGCTAACGAAGCAAAAGAAAACGAAGCTAAAGAATTAGCAGCAAAAGAATTGGAAACTAAAGCTATTGAATTAGTTGAAAACGCTATCAAAGAAAAAAAGATTTTAGAAACTGAAAAGGATTCTACTATCGAAATGGCTAAAAACAACTTTGAATTTGTTTCTAATATGATTAGCAAAATTAATAACGTTAAAGATGCTGTAAAGGTATTTGAAGTTAAAAATGTAGTTAATACTGAAGAGCGTAACGATTGGACTATTAGAGATTGGGAGAAAAAAGATCCTAATGGATTAGTTAAAATTAAAAACGAAACTCCAGAAGTTTACACTGAAATGTATAATTCTTACTATAAAAAATAAAAACAAACATGAAAAAAATCGTATCAATCTTAGCAATTTTTACAGCATTATCTGTAAACGCTCAAACAACTAAAGTAATTAACTATCCATTCGGTGCAGCTCAAGCTTTTACTTGCGCTACTTCTGGAACTGTTGCAGTTACTATTTCAAATCAATTAGCTTATGTAAGCTCTGTACCTACATTAACTGCTGCTACAACTATTAGCTTAACTGCTGCTAGTTCATTAAAAGCTGGTGCAATGGTTTTATTAACAGTTAAAACAACATCAACTGAAGTAACTACTTTGGGCGGTTCTGTATTAGCTCCTGCTGTTACTGGTGTAGTTGGTAAAACATGGTCGCAAGCATACTTATACAATGGTACAAATTTCTACCCTTGTGGTGCTAAAATTCAAGTAGATTAATAAATAAAATAATAAAAAACAATAAACTTAAAAACTAAAAATCATGGCATTAGACAGAGAACAATGGTTATCAGATATTCAAGAGAACCTATTTAAAAACAACGCAATTATTAATCGTGCAGTAAACCACGATGGATTTGTAAACTACAAAACAGTTCACGTTCCACAAGCTGGAGCAAATCCAACTATTTCTAAAAACTTAGGTTCATTCCCTGCAACTATCTCTCAAAGAACTGATAGTGAATTAACTTATTCAATGGACACTTACTATGTAGAGCCTATCCACATTGAAAGAGGTCAAGAAACATCTTATATCTCTTATGACAAACGTATGAGTGTTTTAAGCCAACAATTAAATACTTTAGAAGAAGTTATTACTAACCACGCTTTATACAAATGGGCTCCTGCTGGTGCTGGTACTTTCGTTAAAACAACTGGTTCTGCTGTATCTTCTGCATTAGCTCCATCTGCTACATCTACACGTTTAGCAATTACTTTAGCTGATATTTTAACTGCAAAAGGAATTTTAGACGCTGCAAACGTACCACAAGAAGGACGTATTTTATTAATGCCATCTTCTATCTATAACGGTCAGTTATTAGCTATCCAAGACGTTTACAGAATGGATTCTTATGGTCAATCTGCTTTACCTTCAGGTGTTGTTAATCGTATTCATGGTTTTGATATTATGATTCGTTCAACAGTAGTTGTTTATGATAATACAGCTACTCCAGTATTAAAAACTGTTGCTGATGGAACTGGTGCGCCAAGTTCTCCAACTACTACTGATAACTTAGCTTGTTTAGCTTACCATCCTTCATTTGTTGCAAAAGCAAAAGGAAGTGCTG